TCAGATGAACCATAGTATTCGCGCCAATCGCTTTCTACTACACTTCTTCTTTTGAGTTTTTTGCCTTTGAGTGGGGGTTTAGTACGTTTGAATTGTGCTAATTTCTTGCCTATGTACTTCTGTCCGGTGGTTTTATTCGTGATTATATAAACAAAGCCAATGTAGCCTTCTGGGATTTCGTCTATTATTTGATTTTGAAACGTCCATTGCACTCTTTAATTAGTTAAAGCTTCTTGCCTCTCATGCCTTTTCTGGATTCTCTCTGTGCCTTGCGTTTGTCTTGTATTTCTACTCTTAGTATTGATGCCTCTGTGCGTATTTCTGATAGCCAATGTCGTGCCTTGATGCCTGCCTCGTTGGATTTTTTGTGATGAAATCGATCCTGCCATTTAAAATATTCTTGAAAGGCATGGATCATGCGATCGTGTGCGTCTGAACTCATGCCACGATTTCTATGTCATTGGAATAGCTGGTGAATCCATTTTCTTTTATGACCTTTAGTACGTGATTAACACGGCTGGTTAGATCATCTCTGTGCGAAATTAGGAATACATTCTTGTCACGCTCACGAGTCATGCGTTTCAACACAGCAATACTGGATTCAACACCAGACGCATCCATGCCCGAATCCACAAGTTCGTCGATAAACAACAAATTAATACTTGTGTATAGGTTTTCCCACACATCACGGAACGCCCACGACAATGATAAGATCAATCTGTTACGTTCTCCACGGCTCAGATTGTCAAAATCTAGATCCTGTCCTAGCTGTGTGATAATCACAGTCAAGTCATTCTGGAATTCCACCGTGTGCGGCAAGCCAATCTTGTCCAAATAGTAGGTCAATCGTTGATTCAAGAACGCAAGATTTTGATCTATTATTCGTTTGCGAACAAAACTATCTTTGTTGGTCAATAACTTGTGCAAGAACTCTTGGTGGTCTTTAATACGCACCAACTCGTTTAGCCCGTTCCAATCTATTTCCTGTACTGCGGTTTCTTTGAGTTCAACTATTTGATCGTCATAGGGATTTTCTTCTGCAGTCTTGATAGTGATGTCACGTTCTAGGCTACCCAAAGTGTTTTTATGATTCAGTGCTTGTTCTAAATTGTCGTAGGTCACTGCGGGACATGCACCTAGTTCGCCTAGCAGCGATATTGCTTCAGTAATCACACTAAGCTCTTCAAGATGTTCATTGATAGCGCCACGGCTTTCTTCGATCTGTGTAGACTTAGCAGACATGATTTCTGTGTGCTTGGAATCGTGCAATTCCTGACCACAGGTGTGACACTTGTGTTCTGTTAGACTAACTAATTCTCGTTCCAGTTTTTCTAAAATACGTTGTTCTTTTTCCAACGCTGAAGTTTGTTTAGCACTCAATGATGCTAGACTTTCGTGTTCTTTTTTGTTTGCATTCCAGTCTGCTAACGCTCGCTGATTGAGAATTTCTTGATCAATGTCAATGTCGCTGAGTCGATCTATACTTTTAAGCAAATTAGTCAGCGAAGTTTCTTTCTGTTCTTCCCACATACGTTGTTTGCGTATCAGCGACTCTATGCTCTGCTGTATTCTTTCATTGCTGGCTTTGACAGTTTCTATTCTTGTGTTTTCTGTTGCAATGCTGTCTTTGCTGATCTTAATGGCATCTTTGAGAGATTCTGCTTTTTCTGACAGTATGGTAATGCCCAACAGTTGTTCAATGATGGCACGTTGATCCGCTGCCTTCATGGATAGGAACGGTTCGGTATAGGTGTTCAAGGCAATGAGATGTTTGAACATTTCGTGTTTCATGCCAAACACTTCTTCAATAGCTTTTTGTGTTTCTCTGCTATCGCCTTGACTTTCGTCGAGATCGCTGAGCTCTTGTTCCTGATCGTTGATGCTGAATCTCAACAGATTAGGTTTACGACCTCGCTCGATATGATACTTGACACCATCTTTTTCAAATGTCACAGTACACAACATGCCTTTGCAGTTGATTTTATTAATAAGATTGTCACGCTTGATGTTAGTCAGTGCCTGCCCGTAGATGGCATAGCTGAGACCGTTGATGATAGTGGTTTTACCTGTGCCGTTACGAGCTCCGCTGTCGTCACCACCTAGGTCCAAGTTTTCGCCTAAGACTAAAGTAAGTTGTCCGCGATCGAAATCTATGGCCTGGGTTTGATTGCCCACGCTCATGAAGTTGCGTACTGTGAGATTATTGATTTTAATCATAGTTCGTTATAGATGTCCAACAGTAGTTTTTTGTCATAGGTATCGCTGTCTATGTTATTGATCTGATTCATCACAATAGTGTCAACAGATTCAAATGTGATGTCTATAGGATTAACAGCACTTTCTACGTCTACCTTTTCTGGAATCAGCATGAGTTCACGCAGCTTATACTGCGGCATGAACTGTTCTTTGATAAAGTTTGCTTCTTCGAATGTGATAGGCAAGTCGATAGTCACACGACAATGCATCTTTTCACGCAGTAACTTGTCCGGAGTATCGATGATTTGACTCAGCTTATAGGTTCGATATATAGGCTGATCCGGCCAAGAATGATATTCAGGCTTGCCACCCCAATCCATGATCATCATACCGCGATCATCATCACCTGCATCTGCATAGTTGTGCGGGAAAGCATTGCCTATATAGACCACATTGCCTTTTTGTTGTCGCTTGTGAAAGTGTCCAGTAAACACTAGTTCTTGATTTTGAAAGTGTCCAGTCTGTAACTGACCGTGATCGGGCATCTGAACCATGGCATTCATATAAAAATGCGGCAGTTCAAGGTGTCCGAATATGTATCTACTTTTCAGTTGTTTCACCGTGGTCCACTCATCGCCTATCAGCCAAGGCATGATAGTGACATCACCTTCTGTGTGTAATTCACGTATGGGCACAATGTTAGGAAACAATCTCATAAACTCTACAGAGTTGATTTCACGTTTGTCTTTGTAGAATAAATCGTGATTGCCTAGAATGAAATAGACTCGTTCAAAACTCTGACTGAGTTTTTCCAAGTTTGACACGGTATAATTCATGGTACTCACATCAGTGGTACTGCGATTATGATGCCAGTCACCTAGGAATATGGCTGTTTCGCAGCCTTGTGCTCGAGCTGTGTCACAGAACCAAGTGACGAAATCTTCGCAGTCTTGGTTGTGTGTACGACTTCCGGATTTTAATCCAAAGTGTATGTCAGTGAAGCATGCAACTTTCTTAAAAAGGTTCATAGATTAATTATAACAGAATATAAATGTAAGGTCAAACTCAATCTAAACTATCTGTGATAGTGACTGGTCCGGGAGCATTCTTACCACCATTGGCACTGTTTTGGCGTGTCCATGAAGGATTCATTCCGTTCATTTCCAGAATATCATCTCGAATATTTTGATTGCGTTTTTCAAGGTTGATGATTCTAACGAATGAATTGGTTACAGCAGCAGTATAGTAGGCAAATGGATTGTCACTTTTTGATTCGTCAAATTGCAGACCTATTTGAGTTAGTTGAAGAATGGCCTGCCCTTTCATTTCGTCATTGTAGGTGTAACCACGGACGTTGCCTCTAGTGGCATACCTTTCACAGAGCTTGATAAACATGCGAGCTAGGTCGTTGGTCATTTGTCCGTGATCCTTGGAGAACTCTCCTTGATCTATATCTCCCTTCCAGTGGCTTTTGCCCACACATACCAAGTTGTCATTGGCGTCATATTTCCAATGTTGAAATGGTGGAAAGTTTACCTTGTCATGACTGTCTGCGGTGTTCTTTAAAGTTTTCTTACGACCTGGCGCTAGCGGGATGTGTGTAAAAGTCATTACACGAAAAATTAGATCCTGTTTCTGCACTTTACGATAATCAACTTCAAACTCTTTGGCTGGCATTTTTTTACCAGCTGCGTATACGGCTGCTTCGTGTGCAGCCTTGGCCATTTTAGATGCTCTATTCCGTTTGGCTTCTGCGATAGTGCGTATGTTCAGTTTGTCTAATGTCGTGACAATCAAATCGTATTCTTCGTATGCAGGGTCTGTAAAACTACAGTAGGTATTCTTGCTTAGGTGTATTTCTCTTAACAAATCTTTGTTGGTTAGATACTTAATTTTAGGCACAATCATCAGTTAGAATTCTCCGTTATATGTTATATAATAGCACATTTTTATCATAATAAATAGTCTATATGACAAGGAAATCTGCTCAAAATGGCTCGTAAGACTTATCCTGAAACACCGCAAGAAGAAGCTGCACGGATTAACCGAGCCAGCGGCGACCCCGAAGGCATCACTGCCGAACAGGTTGCCAACAATCGCAGAACCAACGAACGATTAACAGCAGCGTTTGGATTCGGCGGTGACAAAGCAGCATCTTCAGGACCGGGCAGCAATCCCATAAACCCTTTTTCGCAACTGGTAGCAGGTATTTCGGAAGGCATAAGCCGAGTTACCAATGAGGGGCAAGCTGCACTACAAGACGCTACTTCTGCGTTAGAAAAAGCAAAACTAGACGACAAAATTTCGGATCTATCAGCCGGATTCAAATCAGGTCTAAACCAGATGGCCGGAGACATAAAAGATTTTGGTGCTAGTGCGTTGGGCGGAAACAATACCATACAAAGTGCTGTGGGCGGTGCAGTTGATAAACTTAGAACAGTTGCAGGATCAACCAGTAACTTAGCAGCAGACATCACAGGAACACTGAATAAACTCACTGGTGGCAACCTCGCAGGCGGATTAATGAAGGCCGCCGGTAGCCTTAGTGCATCTGCCGGCATGCTCAACAATATACTTAGTCTCAAGCGAGGGGTCAACATACCAAAAGGGGCACAGGTGTTTGCGCCACAAGGGCAAGCCATACAGCTTAACCCCGGCGCCAAAGATGATTGGCGTGTGCGTATAACCTGTGAATGGAGTAATTTCAATAGCCCTTTGTTTAAAAAACTAGTAGATACTGGGGGAGTAGTTTGGCCGTATATGCCTAACATCACGGTCAGTACCAAGGCAGAATATTCTACTATTCCGATCACACATGGTAATTATGCTCAGTATAGTTATAAAAACAGTGTGGTAGATGACATAACAATCAGCGGTGAGTTCAGTTGTGAAACTGCTACAGATGGTGACTATTGGATAGCTGCTACAACATTTTTCAAGACAGCTACCAAGATGTTTTTCGGTGAAGGTAACCTTGCAGGTAATCCTCCTATTATCTGTAATCTCACAGGTTATGGTAGTCATGTGTTTGACAAAGTTCCTGTGATAATTAAATCATTCTCTGTGGATCTAAAAGACGATGTAAACTATATCAAATGTGATCCTTTTAAGAACGGCAAATACACTTGGGTGCCTGTGTTAAGCACAATAACAGTACAAGTAGCACCTGTATACACTAGACAAGGACTGAGGAAATTCAGCCTGCAAGATTATGCCAGCGGAAAAATGTCCGGTGACAAACAGGTAGGATACATTTAATGGCTAATTACGCAAAAACCAGCCCCTGGTCCGATACTAGACAAAATAATTTCTATTTAGATTTACTAGAGATTAGACCAGTACCTTCTGAATCAGATGATTTTCGATATGTAATTGAAAATCAATACAGGCATCGTCCAGACCTTTTGGCCTATGATGTCTATGGCAGTGCAAAACTATGGTGGGTGTTTGTACAGCGGAATATGAGTGTGTTGAAAGACCCCATCTATGATTTTGAACCAGGGGTTGTGATATATCTACCTAAGAAAAACAATCTGCAGAAGTTCCTAGGAATATAAATGGTAGCAAGATTTATTCCTACAGGTCAAGAATTAACTTATAAACCAGACGGCTCTGTAGCACTAACAGGCGCTCCGACTATTTCTGTGCCACAAGGTGTAGCAGAAAATGTATCTAATCAAGATCCTACTAGACCGTCAAATCCGTTAAAAGGTGGTGTCCCAACACAGAAAGCAAACGCCAACCCCACTGCCAGTTCTAGCAGGCCAACCTCCGATAAATTGATCAAAAATCCCATGGAGGTATTTGCCAGCTCTAACATTTTGTGGACTTTTGCATGTCTTAGACCCGATCAATTTAATAATCCTCGGTCATATAGAAATAGTCCTAATGAGTTAAAGAACATTGTATTTTCAAGTGCTGGTAGATTTGATTCACAAAGACAAAACATTTTTATAAGCTCATCCGTTAGTGCTCAAGCACCTGAATATTATATCAACAATTTCATGATGAGAAATATTATCGGAGCCAATGAAGCCACAGGCAATTCCAATGCAGTGAAATTCGAATTTGATATTATCGAGCCACATTCTATGGGATTGTTGTTGCAGAGCATGCAGGCTGCCGCAATAAATGCAACATATCTAAGCTATATGGATAATACTCCTTGGGTATTACGCATGGACATACAAGGTTTTGATGAGCTGGGTAGAGTGATATCGAATATCAAACCAAAGTTTTTCGTCCTGAAATTAGTCGGAGTCAAATTTTCAGTCAATGAAGGTGGCAGCACATATAAAGTTGAAGGCATACCTTATAATCATCAGGGATTTACAAGTTCAATTAATATCTCTTACAGCGATGTAAAACTATTTGCCAGCGGCAAAGGCCATGTGTTTGATATATTAGCAAGCGGTGAGGGCAGTCTAACAACTTTTTTAAACAACGTTGAAAAAAAACTTTTAGAAGATAAAGAAATATCAGTAAAAGATGAATATGTAATTCAGTTTCCTATACTAGCCAGCGACTGGAAAAGTTCAGCAGGTAATCAAGAAGCAATAAAAAAAGCCACAGTTAATCCTAATGAAAAAGAACAGATCAAAGCAGTATCGGCCTCCTTGATCAAGATTGATCCTCAACTATTAGACCAAAACAGCATAGCATCGGCTGGTTTTGGATTTGATCAGAGCTCAGGAGGAAGACCGCTGTTCAAGCGTGCCGGCGATCAATACGATGAAAAAACAGGCGTGATGATTAGAGATGGTATGACCATTGATCCTAAAAAACGTGCTTTTCATTTCGCCCAAAAGCAATCTCTAACATCAATTATAAATCAGATTATTCTAAGTTCCGAATATGCCACAGAAGCTCTAGATCCAAACAATCTTACTCCGCAAGGATTCATCAAATGGTTCAAGCTAGACGTGCAAATAGAATTATTAGAACTTGATAAACTCACAGGTGATTACGGTAAAAGAATAACTTTCAGAGTGGTTCCTTACCTTGTGCATCAAAGCCTGTTTGCTAATGCTACTTCTGCACCCGTAGGATATTCACAATTGCTGAAAGATGTAGTGAAAGAATATCAGTATATCTATACCGGTCAAAATGTCGATGTTCTAAGTTTTAACGTGCAAATTAATAATTTGTTTTATTCGGGAGCCACCCCCGCTAAAGAATCAGAAGCTGCTAAAACTGCCACGCAGGATCAAAATGCTGCAGAAAAATTGCCTTCATCTACAAGCACTAAACAAGGCAGGGCTACTGAGGTGCAAGCAGCACCAATGGGACGACACAGACCCCGCCGCAGTCCAGAGCTACTGGCAGGATACAAAGGTGGTTCTGATCAAAAAAGTGTTGAACAAAATGTTGCAGAAAATTTTCAACAGAAATTCATCAGTGGCAACAGTGCTGATTTGGTTACCATAGACTTGGAAATCCTAGGAGATCCTTATTGGCTAGTAGATTCGGGAATGGCCAATCATTTTTCCTCCTCATTTGCGCCCACTGATCAAATCGCTGAAGACGGTACAATGAATTATGAAAGCGGAAATGTTTATATCTATCTTACATTTAGGACACCAATTGACGTTAACACAACAACTGGTTTGTATGATTTTTCACAAGTTGCCGAAGACAGCCCTTTTGGTGGTATATATCGTATTGTCCAGTGTGAAAATACTTTTAATGATGGAAATTGGAAACAAAAACTAAAATGCATAAGAATGCCAGGACCACAAGGGCCAGAAACTATTAAACCTCTCACAGATAAAACGGATCCGGTAGGAAAGAAAGCTGATACCCCAGCCACTGAAATTGGAGATAAAGAACCACCTAAAACATCACTTGTTGATAACAGCACATCAAATTCTGCTGTAAACACAGGAGCAAATAACACCAGCGGCGCAAACAATACCAATGGTTCCACAACTACTAAAACCACCACAACATCGAACCAAGCACCGCGTGTGGTTGGATTTAGATATTACAGAGACCTAGGACAAAAATAATGGCAGAATTATCAAGACCATCAGTTGATGATGAAGGCAGAACGGGCGGATTAACCACAGGCATATATGTTGCTAGAGTGATCAGCCATCTCGATCCTTCATTCATGGGATCTATTGAAGTAACTCTTTTAAAAGATCAGGCCAACACTGCAGGTGATGACAGTCAAACTTTTATTGTAAAATATGCCTCTCCGTTTTTTGGATACACTCCATTTGAGTTTATGGGCAAAAATGACGGTGCTAAATCTACCATCGACGGATTTAGTGACACACAAAAATCATACGGCATGTGGTTCGTACCGCCAGATGTCGGAGTCAACGTGCTGGTATTGTTTGTCAACGGTGATCCGGCATCAGGTTATTGGTTTGCCTGTGTGCCCGGAGTAAACATCAATCACATGGTACCAGCCATAGCTGCATCTACTGTGAATAGTTTAGATGCTGAAGATAAAAAACGATATGGTAACACCTCATTGCCGTTGCCTGTGGCTGAAATAAACAAACGTATCAACGGCGACAAACAGGAAATTGATCCAGAAAAATATCCCAGAGTAGTCCATCCTATAGCGGATAGGTTTCTCGAACAAGGCCTGTTAGAAGATGATGTTAGAGGATTCACAACTTCGTCACCTAGGCGAGAAGCTCCTAGCATGGTGTTTGGCATTAGTACTCCTGGTCCCCTTGACCGCAGAGACACTGCAAAAAAACAACAAATAGGCAAGGCAGATAGTCTGGCAACGGTACCTGTGAGCAGACTGGGTGGCACCCAGTTGGTAATGGATGACGGCAACGATAGATTCCACAGGGAAAAATCTGCCGCTGAAGGTCCAGTAAAATACATCGATCTATTAGATCCTGCTAATCAGAAAAAAGGCGACACAGGATCTGCAACTATTCCAGCCAGTGAATATTTTAGAGTAAGGACTAGAACTGGACACCAGATCCTGATGCACAATTCAGAAGATCTAATCTACATTGCCAATGCTCGTGGCACAGCATGGATAGAACTTACTAGTAACGGCAAGATCGATATCTATGCTGAAGACAGTATCAGTGTGCATACTCAACAAGACCTTAACATACGTGCTGCTCGAGATATAAATCTAGAAGCAGGCAGAAATATCAACATGAGAACTGAATCAGGCAAGTGGCACGTAGAAGTAGCTACTGACATGGAATTTTTAATCAACAATGATTCTAAACTAACAGTGGGTGCTAATCTTGACATACTAGTAGGAGCCAAGACTAAAATATCCACCAACAACGATTTAGATATTGCGTCCGGAGCAGAAACAAAGATCAGCTCTACATCAGACATCAATCTTGGCAGCGGTTCTGAGCTCAAGCTCAACGGTACTAAAATCAATTTCAACGGGCCAAACAATGCAGAAACTGCTGAAGTTGCTGACTTTGTAAAGCCGTATGATCTCAGAGACAATCCAGCCACTAGCACAGCAGCAGGATGGGACAAGCGTTATCAAGCTGGTATTGTGAAAAGCTTCATGAAGCGTATACCCATGCACGAACCTTGGGTTTTACATGAGCACAGAGCACCAGATCTATTAACACCGGATAAAACGGACAGGGATATTTAATTATGGCCACTAGACTATACAATCAACAGACAGCAGCGCAACGTTCTGCCACAGTGACGCAGAATCAAGGACAATTCACCTACAAAGGATTTAGTTCTAGCGAAGCTAATAAGAACTTCAAATTATACGATATCAATCTTGTCAAGCAAGATTTAATCAATCATTTTTATATCCGCAAAGGTGAGAAACTGGAAAATCCAGAATTTGGCACAGTGATCTGGGACATGCTATTCGAACCATTTACACCTGATGTTAAAGAAATTATAGCCAAGGACGTAGAAGCTATCATCAACTACGATCCGAGATTTGCAGTCACTGAAATCAACATAGACAGCACGGATCAAGGCATGCGTATTCAAGCAGATTTGGTGTATATTCCTTTTAATATCAATGAACGAATGACTCTAAACTTTGACAAAAACAATAGTGTAATTAACTAAGCAGTTTATTTTTAAGGGTAAATATTGGTATGACCACAACCAGCAGACAAAA